ATGTCTGGACCACCGAAAACCCCGACCCATCTACGTTTGGTGAGGGGTAACCCATCAAAACGCCCGATCAACGAAAACGAACCAAAGCCCGCTGCTGGGGTACCCCCAACGCCGAAGCATTTCGACAAGCAGGGTAAATACTGGTTCAGGCGAATGGCTGAAGAGCTCGATGCGCTTGGCGTCATGTCGCAGCTTGACGCGAGAGCGCTTGAGCTTATGGTTGAGGTTTACACCGAGTACCGACATCACTGCGATACGCTGGAGAGAGAAGGCTACACCTACGCCGTTTATAGCGACGAAGAGCCAGACGAAGGCAAAGAGCGAGAGATTCGCATGATCAAGGCTCACCCGGCCGCCATCATGAAAGCTGATGCCTGGAAACGTCTGCGCGCCATGCTCGGTGAGTTCGGCATGACGCCAGCCAGCCGCTCTAAAGTGAATGCAAAAGGTCCTGATGCGGTTGACCCGCTGGCCGAGTTTATGAAAGCGAGGGATTAATGGCTAAGGTTGCAGAAGGCATCCGCTACGCCGAGAGAGTGGTGGCGGGGGAAATTATTGCCTGTGAGTATGTGCGCCTTGCCTGTCAGCGTTTTCTTGACGATCTGGCCCACGGCGAAGAGCGCGGTATTTTCTTCAGTGAGCCGCGCGCGCAGCACATTCTGAATTTCTATAATTTTGTCCCTCACGTCAAAGGCGCGCTGGCAGGCCAGCCTATTGAGCTGATGGACTGGCATGTTTTCATCCTGATTAATATCTTTGGTTTTGTAATCCCGCTGCTTAACGAAGAGACGGGGGAAACCGTCCTGCGTAACGACGGCAGCGGTCGGCCGGTGATGGTTCGGCGTTTCCGTACAGCAGATGTTGAGGTGGCCCGTAAAAATGCCAAATCAACACTTTGCTCCGGCGTGGGTCTCTATATGGCTGGCGCAGACGGCGAGGGCGGGGCGGAGGTTTATTCCGCTGCAACCACCCGTGACCAGGCGCGCATTGTTTTTGAAGACGCGAAAAATATGGTCAAGAAGGCGAAAGCCACTCTTGGGCGGATCTTCGAATTCAACAAGCTCGCTATCTACCAGGAGCAGACGGCCTCCAAATTCGAGCCATTATCATCAGATGCGAATAACCTCGACGGCCTGAACATCCATTGCGCCATTGTCGACGAGCTGCATGCACATAAAACCCGTGACGTCTGGGACGTTCTGGAGACGGCAACCGGCGCACGCCTGCAGTCTTTGCTTTTCGGCATCACCACAGCGGGATTTAACAAAGAGGGTATCTGCTACGAACTGCGTGATTACGCCATAAAGGTGCTGCGTGGCCTGGTAAAAGACGATACGTTTTTTGCAATCATCTACACCTTAGATGAAGGCGACGATCCCTTTGATGAAAAAGTCTGGCAGAAGGCCAATCCGGGACTGGGTATCTGTAAGCGCTGGGATGATCTGAGACGCCTGGCTAAAAAGGCAAAAGAGCAGGTTTCGGCCAGGATTAACTTTTTCACCAAGCACATGAATATCTGGGTTACCGCTGAGTCAGCCTGGATGGACATGATGAAATGGGAGAGATGCGAGTTTATCGCCCCGCAGCACGAACTTAAAACCTATCCCTCCTGGGTGGGCGTTGACCTGTCAAACAAAATTGATATCTGTGCGGCCGCTAAAGTCTGGCGCGCGCCAGGTGGACACGTTCATGCGGATTTTAAATTCTGGCTGCCGGAGGGACGCCTTGAGAAGTGTTCACGCCAGATGGCAGAGCTCTATCGTAAGTGGGCCGGGATGGACAAGCTGATCCTTACCGACGGGGATGTAATCGACCATGCTCAGATTAAGGAAGAGCTGCAGCTGTGGGTAGCTGGCGAGAGCCTGAAAGAAATTGGCTTCGACCCGTGGAGTGCGACGCAGTTCAGCCTTGCGCTGGCAGAAGAAGGGTTGCCGCTGGTGGAAGTTCCGCAGACGGTTCGTAATTTCTCTGAGGCGATGAAAGAGGTCGAAGCGCTGGTATACGGTGGCCGCTTCCATCACAGCGATCACCCGGTGATGAACTGGATGATGTCCAACGTAACCGTCAAACCTGACCGGAACGAGAACATTTTCCCGAATAAGTCCACACCAGAGGCAAAAATTGATGGCCCTGCGGCCTTGTTCACAGCAATGAGCCGCGTTCTGGTTAACGGTGGCAATGACCAGCAGGATCTCTCCGGATTCTTCAATAATCCCATCATGGTAGGTTTCTGATGAAAAAAAACAAACGGCCAGGCAGGGTTAAAAGTGCTCTGCTTAACTGGCTTGGTGTGCCTATCAGCCTGACTACCGGCACGTTCTGGGAGGAATGGTTTGGTACCAGCAGCAGCGGAAAGGTGGTAACGGCCGATAAGGCCATCCAGCTATCGGCTGTATGGGCATGCGTAAGGCTGTTAAGCGAGTCTATTTCAACACTTCCGCTGAAAATATACGTTCGACAGCCTGACGGTTCGCGTAAAGCGGCAACCGATCATCCGGCCTACTCGATACTGTGCCGCCGACCCAATTCAGAAATGACACCATCACGATTTATGTTGATGGTGGTCGCCAGTATTTGCCTGCGCGGGAACGCCTTCATTGAGAAGAAATTCATCGCAAACCGCCTGGTTTCGCTGGTGCCTTTGCTGCCGCAGAACATGGTGGTTAAACGTCTCACGACCGGGGCGCTGGAATACAAATACACTGAAAACGGTAACGAGCGAGTCATTCCCGTCAAAAACATCATGCACATTCGCGGGTTCGGTCTTGACGGCGTTTGCGGCATGATGCCGATGAAAACAGGCCGGGATGTGATCGGTTCTGCAATGGCGGTTGAGGAGTCTGCTGCGAAGATATTTGAACAGGGGCTTCAGAGTTCAGGTTTTCTCTCCGCTGAGAATGCGCTGACTGAAGAACAACGTGAAAGACTTCGCAGCTACATGGCTGCATTTACCGGTTCAAAAAACGCCGGGAAAATCATGGTGCTTGAAGGCGGATTGAAGTACCAGGGCGTCACCATGAATCCCGAAGACGCCCAGATGCTGGAAAGCCGCGCCTTTAGCATTGAGGAGATCTGCCGCTGGTTTCGCGTTCCGCCTTTCATGGTCGGTCACACCACGAAGCAAAGCAGCTGGGCATCCAGTCTGGAGGGCATGAACCTCCAGTTCCTGACACATACCCTGCGCCCCCTGCTGGTGAACATAGAGCAGGAAATAGGGCGGTGCCTGCTGGACAGCGATGATGAGGTGTTCGCGGAGTTCTCTGTAGAAGGACTGCTGCGCGCCGACAGCGCGGGCCGTGCTGCGTACTATACCAGCGCGCTCCAGAATGGGTGGATGTCCCGCAATGACGTGCGCCGTCTTGAGAATATGCCACCGATTGAAGGGGGTGACATTTACACCGTTCAGCTCAACCTGACGCAACTGAAAAATCTCGAAAGCAGCAATCCTGTTGTTCAGGCTCTGGCCCTGAGAGAACTGCATAACCACATATTCCCTGATATTTCCTTTGAACAATCTCCGCTGAAACAGGCCGCTTAGGAGCACTTTCCTGATGAGCAAAAAACAACTTCCGGCAGCACCGGCGGGTCGCCCCTGCGCGCGAGGCACCTGTGAAACTTTACCCTCCGCCCTGGATCGCTGGGATGGCGGGATCAAAGCCGCGTCCACCGACGACAACAGTATTTCTGTTTTTGATGTGATCGGGCAGGACTACTGGGGTGAAGGCGTAACAGCCAAACGTATCGCCGGTGCGCTACGGGCGATGAATGGCGCCGACGTCACGGTCAATATCAACTCCCCTGGCGGTGACATGTTCGAAGGCCTGGCAATCTACAACCTTCTACGTGAATACGAAGGCCGTGTGACGGTGAAGGTGCTCGGTATCGCCGCCAGCGCTGCCTCAGTCATTGCGATGGCCGGGGATGATATTCAGATCGGTCGTGGTGCCTTCCTGATGATCCACAACTGCTGGGTCTACGCGATGGGTAACCGCCATGACTTCGCGGAACTGGCACAGTCTCTGGAGCCCTTCGATAACGCTATGGCAGACATCTACGCGGCGCGTTCCGGCCTTGATATGGCAGCTGTTCAGAAACTGATGGATGCCGAGAGTTACATCGGTGGCAGTGACGCTGTGGCGAAGGGACTGGCAGACAGCCTGCTTTCTGCTGATGCGGTCAGTGATGGCGATGAATCACCCGCGGCCGCGCTTCGCAAACTTGATGCGCTGCTGGCTAAAACCAACACCCCGCGCTCTGAGCGCAGAAAACTCATTAAAGCCTTATCCGGTGGCATGCCTGGCGCTGTCACCACCAACGACGGTACGCCGGGCGCTGCCGAAGATATCAAACCTGAAACCCTCAATTCACTTGAAAGCGCTCTTGCGGCGTTAGTCAAATAAGGACCCTTTATGTCTGAAGTAAACGAAATTCTGAAAAAAGTCACTGCCAGCATTGAAGAGGCAACCGGCAAATTCAACGCGAAAGCAGAAGACGCACTCAAAGAGGCACAGAAGTCAGGCAGGCTGTCAGAAGAAACAAAAGCAGCCGTTGATAAAATGGCTTCTGAGTTCAATGCGCTGCGTGAAGCTGAAAAAACCCTGAAGGCCTCAATGGGCGAACTGGAGCAACATGTTGCCCAGATGCCGCTGGCAAACGCGAAACAGGTTGTCGAGTCCGTTGGCCACCAGGTGATCTCCGCTGAAGCCCTGAAAACCTTTGCTTCCAGCGTGGAAGGCGGTAAGCGCATCAGCATCCCGGTTAAGGCCGCCCTGACTTCGGTGGATGTGCCTGATGGTGTTGTAGAGCCACAGCGCCTGCCGGGTATCGATACGGCACCGAAACAGCGTCTGTTCATCCGCGATCTGATTGCTCCAGGTCGTACGTCCTCCTCAGCTATTTTCTGGGTGCAGCAGACAGGCTTTACCAATAACGCGAAAGTGGTTCCTGAAAATACGCAGAAACCCTACAGCGACATTGAGTTTACGCCGAAAATCACTGGCGTCAGCACCATCGCGCACCTGTTCAAAGCCTCAAAGCAGATCCTGGATGACTTCGCACAGTTGCAGTCCACCGTTGATGCCGAAATGCGCTACGGACTGAAGTATGCAGAAGAGCAGGAAATTCTCTTCGGTGATGGTACCGGCGTTCATCTGCACGGCATCGTTCCTCAGGCGTCAGCGTTCAATCCGGCGTTCACTGTCGAACAGCAGAGCGGGATTGACGATCTGCGTCTGGCAATGTTGCAGGCACAGCTGGCACGCTTCCCGGCGTCTGGTCATGTTCTTCACTTCATTGACTGGGCGCGGATCGAGCTGACCAAAGACAGCCTGGGTCGTTACATTCTGGCGAACCCTGCGGCGCTGACTGGTCCGACTCTGTGGGGCCTGCCGGTTGTTGCAACGGAAGCGGCAGCCTTCCAGGGTAAATTCCTGACCGGTGCATTTAACGCTGGTGCGCAAATCTTCGACCGCGAAGATGCGAACGTGGTTATCTCCACGGAGAACGCCGACGACTTCGAGAAAAACATGATCACCATCCGTTGCGAAGAACGTCTGGCGCTGGCTGTGAAACGCCCTGAGGCGTTCGTGTACGGTTCATTCAGCACCGGCGCGGGTAGCTGATAACTATTGCGGCCTTCGGGCCGCTTTTTTCGGGGCAAACAAATGCTTGATCAGAATGTGGTGAAACAGCATTGCCGCATTGATACCGACTTTACGGGTGATGATGCTCTGCTGGAGATTTACACAGGTGCGGCGGCCCGGTACGTCCAGACATGGACACGGAGAACGCTCTATGAAAATCAAAGTTCCCCTGGCTACGTAGACGACCCGGACCCGATTCTTCTTAATGATGATGTGACGGCGGCCATGCTACTGCTGATTGGTCACTGGTATGCAAACCGAGAGGCTGTGAACATCGGAAATATTACATCTGCGGTGCCTTTCGCCGTAGAGGCTCTTCTGCAGCCATACCGAATTTACGGGATATAGGAGGACTTTATGCAGGCTGGAAGACTGAGAGACAGGGTGGTGGTTCAGAACATCACAACATCGAGAGATCCTTCTGGCCAGCCTGTTGAAACTTGGCATGACGGCGCAGAAATCTGGGCAGAAGTTAAGGGTATCAGTGGGCGTGAACCGGTAGCCGCAGGCGCTGAAACTGCCGTCGCCACTATCAGAGTATGGACACGATTTCGTAGCGATATAACTGCTGCGTCCAGACTCAGGGTGATTATTGGCCCGTTCAAGGGGGCAATTTTGAATATTATTGGTCCGCCAATACCTGATTCTCGTGGCATTCAGCTCGAAATTCTCTGCAAACAGGGTACCGAAAAATGATTGAGACAAGCCTCGATTTTTCCGGACTGAATGACATCGCAAAGGATCTGGAGGCGCTTAGCCGCGCTGAAAACAACAAGATTCTGCGTGATGCCACGCGCGCTGGCGCCGAAGTGCTTAAGGAAGAAGTGATCGCCCGCGCGCCGGTGCGCACCGGGAAACTGAAAAAAAACGTGGTGGTGGTGACCCAAAAAAGCCGCCGCCGCGGGGAAATTTCTTCCGGCGTCCATATTCGTGGCGTTAACCCGCGCACCGGCAACAGCGATAACACGATGAAGGCGAAGAACCCGAGAAACGCCTTTTACTGGCGATTCGTTGAAATGGGAACCGTTAACATGCCACCGCACCCTTTCATTCGTCCCGCGTTCGATGTTCGCCAGGAGCAGGCGACAGAGGTTGCGATCAGGCGCATGAACCAGGCCATTGACGAGGCATTAAGCAAATGACGGAAGAAGATCTCTATCCTCTGCTGGCGCCGCTGGCCGGAGGGCAGGTTTATCCCTACGTTGCGCCGCTCGGCAGTGACGGGAAGCCTTCAGTCTCGCCGCCCTGGGTAACTTTCTCGATTATTACCGACGTGGCCGCAGACGTTCTTTGCGGTCAGGCTGAATCTGCCGTTTCTGTGCAGGTTGATGTCTATTCCAGCACCATCGCTGAAGCGAGCACGATCAGGAATATGGCGCTTGATGCACTGCAGGTGCTGAAGCCGGAAAGCATTGTGAAAACGCCGGGCTATGAGCCTGATCTGCGCTATCACCGGGCAACGCTCGAATTTCAGGTAACCGTTTAACTTTACCCACCATAACAGACAGCTCCGGCGGTCTTTTTTTTAACTGGAGAAACCATGACCAGTAAGTATGAAGTCACAAAGGGGATGACCTTTGCCGTCTCCGACGCACCCGTAACCGCCGAGGATTTTAACGCCTCAGGTTTCCCGGGGGCTGGCATTACCTGGCTGGAAGCGGCCTGTGCAACAAAGGAGATCACCTTCACCGGCGGGCAGAAAGGGGATATCGACGTAACCACGCTTTGCTCAACTGAACAGGAGCAAACCAACGGCCTCGCCGCGCCTGCTGAAATGAGCATTACCCGTAACTGGGTTGGCGATGAAGCAGCACAGGAGGCACTGCAGACTGCTTACGAAAATGACGAACTGCGCGCGCTGCGTGTGGTGTTCCCGTCTGGTAACGGTTTCTATGTGCTGGTGGAGGTACGCCAGAGCTCATGGTCTGCTGCAACCTCTTCCGTTGTTGGCGCTACCTATTCTCTGCGTGTACGCGGCAAACCTAAACGCATCTACGCGTCTGGTTCCTGAGCGGCTTCGGCCGCTTTTTTTATCCCTTCGATCATGTAACAAGAGAAAAATGAAATGCCGCAAAAAAAATCACAGAATTCATTACGCAACGTGGCGCTTACAGCATCGAAAGCCTATCGCACCAAAGAAGGTATCACGGTCCCTGAATGGGATGGCGCAAAGGTAACGCTGCGTGAACCCTCTGGCGATGCCTGGGTGAAATTCCGGGAGATCGTTAATCCCCAGCTCGCCGAGGGCGAAGAGGCACCGACGCTGACGGAGGCGGAAAAGTTTCTGCGTAACAAAGAGGCTGATGTGGTTCTGTTTATTGACGTTCTGCTGGATGAAAACGGCGAGCGCGTATTCAGCGATGAGGATCAGGAGCAGGTATCTAAAATCTATGGTCCTGTGCACTCCCGCCTGCTGGCTCAGGCCCTCAACCTCGGCATGAGCCAGGAAGAAGCGGGAAAGCCGTAAAGCAGCCGCTGACCTTCTTCCTGATGTCGCTGGCGCTCCGGTTGGGGCGCACTCTCCACGAACTGCGCCAGACCATGACCGCCAGCGAGCTCAAAATGTGGATCGAGTTCGACCGCATCAGTCCGATTGGTGACTGGCGCGCCGATGCTCAGGCGGCGCAGATCTCCGTTGCAATGCTGAACTCTCAGGGCGGGAAATTCACCATTCCTGACGTGATGCTGAAATGGGGTGAGCAGGAAGAAGGCGCTGAAGTCTCTGAACTTGAAGAATGGATGTCCAGTCTTTGATGCCCGCGGCTGCGGGCTTTTTTATGGGTGAAATATGGCAACGCTGCGCGAGCTAATCATCAAAATTTCGGCGAACTCCTCTTCTTTCCAGTCAGAGATCGCCAGAGCGTCCCGCATGGGAACCGATTACTACCGCACTATGGAACAGGGCGGGAAAAAAGCTGCAGCGGCCACGCGTGAAACTCAGCGGTCTTTGGCTGACCTGAATTCTCAACTTGCAACCGTGCGCTCCTCTGCTGCCGGGCTTGCCGGTGCGTGGGCTGGTGCATTTGCCACGCATCAGCTGATTCAGTTTGCCGACACGTGGAACCAGTTGAATGGGCGTCTTCGCCTTGCGTCCTCTTCCAGTGAGGATTACGTGCAATCCCAGCGCGTGCTGATGGAGATTAGCCAGCGCACCGGAACATCCCTAGAGGCAAACAGCAACCTGTACAGCAGAATTGCGCAGTCCCTGCGAGATGCCGGTTACGCTTCTGCTGACGTCGCAAAAGTTACGGAAACCGTAGCAACCTCACTGAAGCTGTCTGGCGCCAGTACCGAAGAGGCGAGTTCTGTTATCACCCAGCTTAGCCAGGCACTTGGCTCAGGCGTTTTGCGAGGTGAAGAATTTAACTCCATCATGGAGAACGGCGGCCGCCTGGCGAAACTGCTGGCTGATGGGCTGGGTACCACTGTTGGTGGCCTGCGAAATATGGCCAACAATGGCGAGCTGACGACCAACAAGATCGTCCCGCTGCTGACCAACGTTGAGATCCTCCGTAAAGAATTCGACAACCTTCCTGCATCCATCAGCGGATCTGCACAGAAAGTGCAAAACGCTTTTCTCGCATGGGTTGGCGGGGCGAATGATGCTGTCGGCGCATCATCCACGCTTTCTGGCGTGCTGGATGGTCTGGCGAATAACATCGATGATGTGGCAAATACAGCCGGTCTTCTGGTTGGTGTTGGCCTCGCTCGTTATTTTGGCAACATGGTCGGCAGCGTTGCTCAGTCAACCCGGGCAGTCCTCGCTAATACGGCCGCCGAGGTCGCGCTGGCGCAGGCTCAGGTCCGTGGAGCTCAGGTTAGCGTTGCTGCTGGTCGCCAGGCTGTTTACCGCGCTCAACAGGCGCGTGCAGCGGCGACGAGTATTGAGGCTCAGATTGTCGCTGAGCGTAATCTTGCTGCTGCTCAGGCATCACTGAATACGGCGCTTGCTGGCAGGACTTCGGCCGTTAATAACCTCACCAATACAGCCTCGGTGATGTCCCGCCTGGGTAGTGGCGTTCTTGGTATTCTCGGTGGCTGGCCTGGAGTGATTATCGGTGCCGGCGCTGCGATGTATGGCCTGTATCAGCATACCCAGCAGGTGCACCGTGAGGCGGTAGGTTTTGCCAACAACCTCGACGAGATCAACACCAAGCTCCAGCAGATGTCGGTGCTTGGCCTGCGTTCGACCGCGGCTGATGCCCGTACATCTTTACAGGCGCAAAAACAGGACCTGGCCGACCTCGACTCTCAGATCGCGAAGGTGAAAGACAGCCTTAAGGCGGTTGACCAAATCCAGCAGGACTATAACCGCCATCCGACGCTGACCCTGATCAACACTTTCATGGACCAGGCCGACATCACGGCCAAAAATATCGAGCTGACCGATAAGCTGAACCAGCTGGAGTACCAGCGCGAACAGGCAGCCTCAAAAGTCGAGCAAACGCAGAAGCTGGTAAACCAGGCCAGCGATCTGGCCACGCAAAAGGCTATCGAACAGGCTGGCGCCGTCTCTATCCTGAAAGGTGCGTATGACCTGCTTAACCGCTCAATGTCAGCGACCGCTGGCGCCAAGCCGCCGCAATATGCCGGACCCGTCGTTTCACTGGCGAACGCAACACCGCAACAGCAAACCGCACTGGAGCGCTCGCGCCGCGATAACGAGCTGGCCAGCCTCAGCGGCTTAGAAAAACTCCATCAGCAGCATGTCTATGAAGCTGAAGATTTGAAGCTGACAGGGGCGCTTTATACCCAGTACATCTACAACAAAGATCAGGCAGCCAAAAAGGATGCGGCAGCGGCTGAGGCTAAAAAGACCTCCACAGCTGCTTCGAATGCACAGAGTAAAGCCGAGCGTGAAGCGGCCAGTACCGCTGAACAGTATTCCCGTAAGATGGCCGATCTGAGCGTGGCTATTGATGTGCAGCGTGTGCGAGCAACGGAGGGAGAAAAAGCCTCCGATCTTTATGCAGCGTCACATCAGGCAGGCACTAAATGGACAGACGAGCAGCGCAGGGCAATTCAGGCATCTTCAGCAGAGCTGGCGAAATGGACGCAAAAGGCCGATGAAAACGTGCGTAAGCAGCGCGAACAGGCTGATGCCCTGAAGGACTTAACTGAAGCGGCCCGAAAGTTCAGGGATGAGGCGACGCTGGCAACCGAAACCGCAGGCATGAGTGATCGCCAGCGCAGCCGGTTCGACGAGACGCAACAGATCGACCGTGTTTTTGCTAAAACGGACGGCGGCGCCGAGGCCATAGCACAGCGCGCAGCGGCCCTCGATGCTCTGGATAAGAAATACAAGGCTATAGCCGCTGCTGAAGCGGATTGGATGTCCGGAGTATCACGCGGCTATGCCAACTGGTTTGATGAAATCAGTGACGTATCCGGCACGGTCTCTGACGGGGTGAAAACCACACTCGACAGTGCGTTTGGTAACGTCACCTCAATGCTTGAAGGCAATAAAGTTAGCTGGAAATCGTGGGGGATTTCTGTCCTGCAGATCATCGAAAAAGTGGCGCTACAGATGGCGGTGGTCAGTGCGATGGGTGGGGCATCTTCTGGTTCTGGCATCTTTGGCTCACTCATCGGCAGTGTAGGCAGCTTCTTCGGGGGCGGTGCGGGAGCATCAGCCAGCACCGGTACGGCGGTTTCCAGTTACGGATCGAACTTCCAGTTTAACGCCAAAGGCGGAGTTTATGACTCTCCATCTCTTAGCGCTTTCAGTAATGGGATCGTCAGAAACCCCACCATGTTCGCTTTCTCAAAAGGCGGGGCCGGAATCATGGGCGAGGCTGGGCCGGAGGCGATTATGCCGCTGACGCGTGCGCCGGATGGTTCTCTCGGCGTTCGTGCGGTCGGAGGCGGTGGCGGTCAGTCCGTATCGTCTGCGCCACAGGTTTATATCACCATCGATGGCAACGGCAACACCTCAACGCAAACCTCACCAGGCCTTGAGCAATTTGGTGCCGAGGTCGGGAAATTTGTCGATCAGCGATATAAGCAGAATGTGATGCGTGATATTCGTCCCGGCGGCGACATCTGGAACGCAATGAAAGGAACCCGATAATTATGGCCATCGAAACTTTCACATGGTGCCCACGGATTAACGCTGAAGCTGATACAAATTTCCGCGTCAGGAAAGCACAGTTTGGTGATGGATATGAGCAGGTTTCAGGGGATGGATTGAACACCAGAACTCAGCAGTGGACGCTTAACTTCACTGGCAACGAAACCTACATTTCTGCCATTAAGTCTTTCCTCGACAGGCATGAAGGAACGAAAGCCTTCCAGTGGAAGCCGCCGCTCGAACCTTTGGGTTTGTATCGTTGCGAAACGTATAAACCCACCGGGCTGGGCGCGGGGAAATTCAACCTTGAAGCAACATTCATCCAGGCATTTAAACCATGAGCTTAAACGCAGATTATCAGAAGCTGGAATCCGGAAACGATGTTCGTCTGATTGAGGTGGACGGTTCTTCATTTGGGCTAACGGATGTTCTCCGTTTTCACAATTACAACATACCCCACACAGAGGCGGAAATCATCGCCGCTGGTGGGGATGAGTCCAGGCTTCCGGCAAAACCAATCTGGTGGCAGGGAAATGAATACGCCGCCTGGCCGTATCAGCTGGAAGGTCTGGAGAAATCAACCAGTGGGAGCAACGCAACGCCATCACTGACGGTCGGGAACATCGAAAGCTCCATTTCTGCTCTGTGTCTTGCGTATGATGATCTGCTGCAAGCGAAAGTCACTATTCACGACACAAAAGAGAAATATCTCGATGCCAGGAATTTCGCAGGCGGTAACCCTACAGCAGACCCGACTCAGGAAAAGTTGCAGGTCTGGTATATCGACGGGAAAACGGGCGAGCTTGCCGGTGAAACCGTTGAATTTGTTCTGTCCAGCCCGATGGACCTGCAGGGGCAAATGATCCCGACGCGACAGCTTCATTCCCTGTGTACCTGGTGCATCCGGAATAAATATCGCACCGGCGACGGCTGCGACTATGCCGGAACCCGCTATTTCGACAAAAACAATAACCCGGTAAGCGATCCGTCACTGGATGAATGCAACGGCACGCTGACGGCCTGCAAACTTCGGTTCGGTGAAAATAACGAACTCTCGTTTGGTGGCTTCCCGGGCACGTCTTTGATCAGGAGCTGATATGCGTCAGAAAACCATTGATGCCATTATGTCGCATGCTGCTGCTGAATACCCTCGCGAGTGTTGCGGTGTGGTGGCGCAGAAAAGCCGAGTTGAACGTTATTTCCCGTGCCGGAATCTTGCCGCGATGCCGGAGGACAATTTTGTCCTTTGCCCCGAAGACTATGCAGCTGCTGAGGACTGGGGGACTGTGATCGCCATCGCTCACAGTCATCCTGACGCCACAACGCAACCGAGCGAACTGGATAAGGCGCAATGCGATGCAACGCTTTTACCCTGGCACATTGTGAGCTGGCCGGAGGGGGATTTGCGCACCATCCAGCCGCGCGGGGAACTTCCGCTGCTGGAGCGTCCGTTTGTGCTTGGCCACTTCGACTGCTGGGGGCTGGTAATGAGCTATTTTCGGCAAACGCATGGTATAGAGCTCCACGATTACCGGGTGGATTATCCCTGGTGGGAAAACGACTATCCGGACAACTTCTATCAGGATTGCTGGTATGAGTGCGGATTCCGTGAATTCGACGGGCCACCGAAACCCGGCGATATGGTGATCATGCAGGTCCAGGCTGATAAGTGGAACCACGCGGGAATTTTGCTGGAGGGAAATATGCTGCTGCACCACCTGTACGGACATCTGAGCCAGCGCGTGCCGTATGGTGGCTACTGGCGGGAAAGGACGATGAAGATTTTACGTTACAAAGCTCTGTGCTAACCTTTTGTAAAACCAAAGGGGATAGGGATATGAAAAAAACATTATTGGCGTTTTCATTGGTAATTATGGCTGGTTGTTCGACAGAGCCAGTTCTCCCGCAGTATGCAAAAGAAGTGTCAGCACCAAAAGAATTTCAACAGAAAACACACACAACTGCCGTGACTATCATTCGCGATAAAGGTTTCGTTGCTGGTGGATGCGCTATAACAACCTATATCAATGGTAAGTATTTGGCTGAACTTGATACTGGTGAGAAAGTCACTGCTTTCTTAAATCCTGGAGATGTATTGATTGGAGCAGGGTTTGCTGGGAAAGGTCTATGTAATGGCGCACCTAAAAAAGAGCGGGAGTTTTCAATAAAAGAAAATGCCCCTCGTGTTTTAAGGATATTTATCGACCAAAGTGGGAATGTGGACATCCTTCCGATGTCGATAAATTAGAGTTTATTTTTAATACTTAAAGGCCACCTTCGGGTGGCTTTTTCATTGGGGTGATTTATGTCAGATGTAATGACACGCATTGAACTTGGCGGTGTTCTCGGAAAGACTTTTGGCAAAACACATCATCGCTCGATAAGCACAACCCAAGAAGCCTGCAAAGCCTTATCTGCTACGATTAATGGTTTCGAAAAATTCATGAATACGAGTAAGCAAAGAGGACTTTCTTATGCGGTTTTTCGCGGGAAGAAAAATATAGGCATAGATGAATTGGGTTTTCCTGTTAAGGGCGAGGTTATAAGAATAGTACCAGTGCCGATAGGAAGTAAAAAAGCAGGTGTATTACAAACTATTTTAGGAGCGGTGTTGGTAGCTGTAGGGGTGGTATTAAATTTCACACCCTTTGCAGGAGCATCGCCATTTTTGTATCAAGCTGGTGGTGCTTTGATCATTGGTGGTGTTGTCCAAATGCTCTCACCTCAGCCAACCGGATTAGCCAGCAAACAAAGCGCAGATAACCGCGCATCCTACGCATTCGGTGGTGTAACAAACACCGCGGCGCAAGGCTACCCGGTACCGCTCCTTTATGGTAAGCGTAGAATCGGCGGAGCGATTATTTCTGCCGGAATTTATGTCGAAGATCAGCAGTAGATAACTAACCTTTTTTTCTGGCCACCTTCAGGTGGCTTTTTTTATGGGCGCAATATGGCTACAGATAAAGTGTTAAAGGGCCGCAAGGGCGGCAGTTCCAGTTCACGAACCCCTACCGAACAGCCTGATGATCTGCAATCTGTAGCGAAGGCAAAAATCCTCGTTGCGCTTGGCGAAGGGGAGTTTGCAGGGCAGCTAACCGGCAAAGATATCTACCTGGACGGAACGGCGCTGGAGAATTCCGACGGTTCCCAAAACTTCAGCGGCGTGACGTGGGAGTTTCGCACTGGAACGCAGGCGCAAAAATATATTCAGGGTATTCCCGGTACCGAAAACGAAATCAGCGTGGGAACTGAGGTATCAAGCGCCACAGCCTGGACGCGCACGTTTACCAATACGCAGCTTTCAGCAGTTCGCCTGCGTCTGAAATGGCCCTCGCTTTTCAAACAGGAGGACGACGGCGATCTGGTCGGTTACTCGGTTAATTACGCGATTGACCTGCAGACGGACGGCGGCGCATGGCAGACGGTACTTAATACCAGCGTGACCGGCAAAACAACGTCTGGCTATGAGCGCAGCCACCGTATCGATTTACCGCAGGCTGGCAGCACCTGGACAATACGCCTGCGTAAGATTACCTCTGACGCCAACAGCGCGAAGATCGGCGACACAATGACGCTGCAGAGCTTCACCGAGGTGATTGACGCCAAACTGCGCTACCCGAACACCGCGCTGCTCTACATTGAATTCGACTCAAGCCAGTTCAACGGCTCTATTCCCCAAATTTCATGCGAACCGCGCGGCCGTGTTATCCGCGTTCCAGATACCTACGACCCTGAAACCCGATCTTATAGCGGTACATGGACCGGTGCGTTTAAGTGGGCATGGACGGATAACCCTGCGTGGATTTTTTACGATTTGGTTATTTCTGACCGGTTCGGCCTCGGGCACCGTTTGACCGCTGCGAATATTGATAAATGGACGCTTTATCAGGTTGCCCAGTATTGTGATCAGATGGTACCAGACGGCAAAGGTGGCAACGGTACCGAACCTCGTTATACCTGCAACGTGTACATTCAGGACCGAAACGACGCCTACACAGTCCTGCGTGATTTTGCCGCTATTTTCCGTGGCATGACCTACTGGGGCGGGGATCAGATTGTTGCCCTGGCTGACATGCCGCGCGATGTGGATTACAGCTACACACTCGCCAATATTGTTGGCAAACCCCGTTATTCGAGCAGCACCACAAAAACCCGCTACACCACAGCACTGGTGTCATGGTCAGATCCTGGCAACGCCTATGCTGACGCGATGGAGCAGGTATTTGAGCAGGCGCTGGTAGCTCGGTACGGCTTCAATCAGCTGGAAATGACAGCCATCGGCTGCACCAGACAATCAGAAGCGAACCGAAAGGGACGCTGGGGTATTCTCACCAACAACAAGGATCGCGTTATTTCGTTTGATGTCGGGCTGGACGGAAACATTCCGCAGCCGGGCTACATCATCGCCGTGGCAGACGAGTTGCTTTCCGGAAAGGTGATGGGCGGACGCATCAGCGACGTTAACGGTCGCGTTATCAAACTTGACCGCGTGGCAGATGCAGCAGCAGGTGATCGCCTTATTCTCAACCTACCATCCGGAGCGTCGCAGAGCAGGACTATTCAGGCTGTAAACGGGGAATCTGTCACAGTCACCACGGCATACAGTGAGACGCCAGAGGCCGAAGCTGTTTGGGTGGTTCAATCGGACGAGCTCTATGCGCAGCAGTATCGAGTTGTCAGCGTTTCCGATAACGATGATGGCACTTTCTCGATTACCGGCGCATGGCATGACCCGGATAAATATGCCCGTATTGATACCGGAGCCATCATTGACCAGCGGCCGGTGAGTGTGATCCCGCCAGGTAACCAGTCTCCGCCTGAGAACATCGTAATCAGCTCGTTTTCAGTGGTTCAGCAAAATATCAGCGTCGAAACAATGCGCGTGAGCTGGGACCAGGCGCAGAACGCTATCGCCTATGAAGCGCAATGGCGCCGCAACGACGGGAACTGGGTTAACGTGCCGCGCAGCTCCACAACGTCGTTCGATGTCCCGGGAATTTATGCCGGGCGCTACCTGGTGCGCGTGCGCGCCATCAATGCCGCAGAAATATCATCCGGATGGGGCTATTCAGAAGAGAAAACGCTGACGGGTAAAGTGGGCAATCCACCGAAGCCGGTTGGCTTCATCGCTTCTGAAAACGTTGTATTCGGTATCGAGCTGAACTGGGGATTCCCTGCGAATACCGACGACACGCTGAAGACCGAAATCCAGTACAGCCTGACCGGTACCGAAGACGATGCGATGCTGCTGGCCGATGTGCCTTACCCACAGCGCAAATATCAGCAGATGGGCCTTAAGGCTGGACAGATTTTCTGGTACCGCGCGCAGCTGGTGGACCGCAGCGGCAATGAATCAGGATACACCGACTGGGTGCGCGGACAGGCGAGCATCGATGTTTCCGATATCACCGATGTGATCCTGGAGGAGATTAAAGATTCTGAGGTATTTAAGGATCTGATTGAGAGTGCTGTAGACAGTAGCGAGAAACTGGCCGAACTTTCTGATGCGATTAAGGAGAACGCAGATGGTCTGGCTGCAGCAGTAGGTTCGAATAAGCAGACAGCAGAAGCAATAATTGGCAACGCCCTGGCTATTGCTGATGTTGTTGTGCGCCAGACTGCGCAGCAGGGGGCTAATTCTGCGACATTCGAAGAGCTACGGGAGGTGATCGCCACTGAGACGGAAGCACGCGTCACGGATGTTACTCGTCTTGAGGCACAAACTGCGCAGAATGAAGCGGGTATTACTGAAGTTCGCCAGGCGTTAGCAACGGAAACTGAAGCTCGCGCTTCCGCGGTAAGCCAGTTGACGGCTGCCACTCAGGCCGCATCTGACAAAGCTGATTCAGCAGCGGCTGTAGGTGCTCAGAATACAGCATCAATCACTGAACTTAGCCAGGTAGTCACGGACCTTGATTCCTCAATGGCATCACGTCTTGAAGAACTGGGAGCACAAACTGATAAGGCCAGTGGAAGTATTCAGAACAATGCTATTGCGCTGATCACGAGTACGCTCGCTCAGGTTAACCAGCGTAACCTTCTGAGCGTGCAATATGGTGATAACAAAGCCGGTATTGAGCGAGTCGACAATGTCATGGCAGATGCAAGTAAAGCTGTCGCTGAGTCGCTGCGCACACTGGATTCCAGTACTGGTGGAAACACTGCGAATGTCACTGACTTGTCAAAGACGCTCGCTGACTTCACTCAGGCGTCTGCTACGCAAATCAACTCGCTGAAGGTCACGGTTAACGGTCAGTCTGCGGCTATTATCCAGAACAGCCAGGTATCAGCGGACATCAATAACAACCTGAATGCGATGTACAGCATCAAGGTCGCTGTTGATTCTAATGGTAATCAGTATGCAGCAGGGATGGGGATTGGTGTTCAGAATACGCCATCTGGAATGCAGACGCAGGTTCTCTTCCTCGCTGATCGCTTCGCGGTTATGACCCAGGCAGGCGGCGCCGTGACTCTGCCGTTTGTTATCCAGAACGGACAAGCCATCATCCGGGACACAGTAATTGGTGACGGGACGATCGGTAACGCCAAAATCGGCAGCTATATTCAGTCTTCAACCTGGGACGGCACAGGGAACGTTGGCTGGCATATAAACAAGTCGGGATATGCCACATTCAACAACGTGACGGTTCGTGGCTCCATTTATGCAACCAACGGTAATTTTTCATTTAACGGATCCGGTAATACCACAGTCATTAATGGCAACGGCGTCACCATCAATATTCCGGGTGGTGGCCGGATCGTACTTGGGACATGGTGATAATATGCCGACAGGGTTATTGATAGAGCTGAACGACGGCGGGAAACGTATGGCGATAACGGCGGGGCTGAGATGCCCGTCATTTGGAGCAAGTTTTGACAGTGGATATCAGAAAGCCAAGTACGCGGATATTTCCGGTTATGTATCCGGTTCGCAGGTGCTGTTTATTCCACATGCGGCGGCTTATCTTGATTCAGGGCTTCTTCATAAAATGAACTCGGTCACCATATCGGGAGCGCGAGTCACGCAGAACTCAACGATGAAAGACAACAGTATCAGCGAACGAGAAAGCACGTACACGTTTCCCGGAAGCCTCTGGCAGATATTTCCGACGGGCCAGCGTAGTGGTGTGGGCTTGCTCATAAGCGACAGCACAGATTTCACATCTATAACTAACGCTACTCAGTCAGGCCAGTGTATCTGGAAAGGTACTGTGAATGTTCCAACCGGGGGCTGGGCGGTTCCGACGATATCAGGTTATGACAAGTCGAAATATATCGTTTTCGGACGCTGTAATAGCGGTAATACGATTGACTTCGACGGCAACACAGTAAGATTCTTCAGTCCTCCGTCAACTAATGATGACGCTCCCACAACAGGCACGATAGACATCGTTATCTTCGCCAGTGGCGTAGCGCCGCAGCCTGGTACTGGCCTCAATATTTTCAACGCTGAAGGGGCCTGTACGTTTTCAACTACAAAGCGACCTTTCGTATACCTCAATCAACTATGGTCACCTTCCACAAGTGCCGTGAGCATCGGCAGCGGCTATGTACCGCTGGGCAGATTTGGTCTGATGATTCATATGGTTAATGGCATGTACGTGTATCGGATGTTCGGAATAAAGATACAGAACGGCAGCGCTTCAGTTCAGGGCGGGAAATACCTTGGACGCGAGCAGTATGCCATATTCGGTAATAACACCATTACTCCGCTCAGCCTTCCTGTATTGCCTGATATGTACGTCTGAATTCAGTGTCTATTCAAATCAACCTCGCTCCGGCGGGGTTTTTTATTGTCTGGAGAAAATATGATTTATAACACCGGCACAATCGCCATAAACGGAAATAGCCTTACAGGTACGGGAACAAACTTCACCGCTGCTGGCTCACTCATTCGTAACGGCTGCACTGTTATCGCCTTGACAAGCCCAGCGCAGGTTTTCCAGATCACCGCGATCGGAAGCGCAACTTCTCTTACCGTGACACCTGCGGCAAGCCCAGCAATTCCTGCTGGAACGAAGTATTCGATTTTGCTGAGCGATAGCCTGAGTGTGGATGGCCTGGCGCAGGACATTGCTGAAACCTTCACGATGTACCAGCGCTACATGAGCGGCTTTGCTGATGTGATGAACGGTACGACAGACGTCACCATAACGATTAACGGCACACCAGTCACCGTACCGGGGCAGAAATCACTGGCGAAGAAAGGGGTAAACAGCGACATCACCAGTCTTTCCGGGCTGACTACCGCGCTAAGCATTTCCCAGGGTGGAACTGGTGATAAGACAGCAGCAGGTGCTCGTACAAACCTTGGTTTAGGAAGTGCCGCCACCAAGGATGTAGGCCCCAATACTGGGAATGTTTTAGGTGTGGGCTATTTCGGTTTCGGAACTCCAACTATTAACGTCTTAGGAAATACCGAATCAGGATTTTATGGCATTGACGGTTCAGGTACTGCCTGGGCCCCGCAAGCTGGCTCAGGTATTGTATGCGGGTATGACCCAACGCGCCGACAGCAAATATTTACAGGAGCATCCGGGAATCTTTTCGTCCGGAACCTTGGCGCATCTGCTATGAATACATCTTCGTCCACCATTCCATGGACACAGATGCAGTCTGTTGGAACATCAGATATTAATTTTAAGCACGTCAACGGCGATCTCGATGTTGCTGATTCTCTTGAAAACATCTGTCAAATGGAGTTTAAGCGATTCTACTACCTTGATGATGATGAGCAGACAGAGCGCCGTGGCGTAATTGCTCAGCAGATCGAACAAATCGACAAGGAATATGTTCACTCTGCTGAGGGCGTAGGGAAAATGACGCTTGACCTTAACCCACTGATGATGGATGCCCTGGCAGCCATAAAGGCACTTAACGCAAAGGTAGCAGAGCTTAGTAAACAGGTTGATGAGCTAAAACAGGGTGGAGCTTGATATACCTGAAGACCGCATATTGAAACGGCTTCGCTAAGAAAACCGCCGCCCGTCTTAAGAAAGAACTGGCGGCGGCTGGTTGCTCAGTGTTCATGCCCGAGCAAACGTGGGGAATATTAACCGAGTAAAATTTAAAGGCCAACCTGGCGAACGGTCGGAAACTCAGAAACCAGCCACATATCGGAATCTTCAAACATTTCCTCCAGCATGCGATTGAGCTTTTCCCGATCACTTTTGCTGGCGTCGCTGTTTAAAGCGTTCGCCTGCATCGGCTTCACCTTCACTTCTGCATCAGGAAAAATCTGGTGCACTCGCTTTGTTAGCTCAGCCAGGATGATCTCTCTGGCCCCTTGGAGCCCTTCAACATTTCGCTTGTCATAAACCAGTTCAACAAACATACCGATCCTCTTATAAGTGAAAAATTGCCTGTGCTTGATCTGTTTTTATAAAAATACTACTGTATATGCATACAGTCAATAAGTGAGTGAGGGTGTGTTCATGCCTCGTCAACCGGATATTCGTGCTGCTTTTATTGCGGCCATACAGCAAAACCCGAAGGGCTATCTCTGCCTGCATACAGACAAATTCATCGCTGAACTGCAGGAGAGGCACTGGCATTTCAGCCAGGAGGATGCAAATTCATGGATCGAGCGATACCAGCCGGACTTCGCCGATAAGACGACAAACGGAAGTGAGAACCGATACTGGATCCTGCGTAACATGGGGAGGGTTTTCTAATGGGGTTAGTTTCGCCAACTACTGACTATGTTGAACATCGGATAGTCTTTTTGGTTTGATGACGACTACCGAGTGAAGAAAATGTCGTGCATCTAGGTATGTACGATTCAGGATAAACAATTTATAAAACAGTAGGATATTGTTTTTTTGTTTTTTTTCTAAAGGATCTGCAATGGTTGCCGATAGTAAATTTAGCGGCGCAAGAGCCTAGTGGTGGAAGCCGTAAACTTAAATTACGACCAGTCAAACAGGAATTACTATCATGGCACAAGTCATTAATACCAACAGCCTCTCGCTGATAACTCAGAATAACATCAATAAGAATCAATCCTCAATGGCCACTGCTATTGAGCGCCTGTCTTCCGGTCTGCGTATCAACAGCGCAAAAGATGATGCAGCTGGTCAGGCGATCGCTAACCGCTTCACCTCTAACATCAAAGGTCTGACCCAGGCTGCACGTAACGCTAACGATGGTATCTCCGTTGCACAGACAACTGAAGGTGCACTGTCTGAAATCAACAACAACTTACAGCGTATCCGTGAGCTGACCGTTCAGTCCTCTACTGGTACTAACTCACAGTCTGACCTGGACTCCATCCAGGACGAAATCAAATCCCGTCTGGATGAAATTGACCGTGTATCCGGTCAGACCCAGTTCAACGGTGTGAATGTGCTGGCAAAAGACGGTTCCATGAAAATTCAGGTTGGTGCTAACGATGGCCAGACCATTACCATAGACCTGAAACAAATCGACTCTAATACCCTGAAACTTACGAGCTTTAACGTAAATGGTAAAGGTGCAGTTGATAATGCTAAATTGACCGAAGCAGATCTGACTGGTTTCACGAAAACCCCAGGGGCAAACGGTAACAGCACTTGGACTAAAGACGATGTTACTACTTATAAGTCAGCGACTACAGCTGATTTGCTGAATAGCGTTGCAAACGGCAGCAAAATCAGCCAGACAGCACCGACCATCGTGAACGGTTTAGGTGTTAATGCTGACGCTGATTATACTTTTGATTCCACCAGCAAGTCCTACAAATTTGATGCTACAGATGTAACATCAGCGAATGCTCTGAGTTATCTTACTAAGGGTGGTTCCGCTACTGCTACAGTCAAAATTGGAACAACAACCCAAGATGTAATCATTGATAGCGCAGGAAACATCACGGCGGCTGATGATAACTCACAACTGTATCTTGATACTACTGGTAACTTGACCAAGAACAGTGCAGGCAGTCCTCCAGCAGCTTCGCTTGCCGGATTGATGGCTAACACAAACGATGCCGGTACTACTGGTGTTATGACCACAATTACAACGGCTGATAAAGGTACGTTGGTTACTACTGGTGCAGGTGCAGCAGGATTTAAAATTACGGGTGCATCAATCTCTGCTAGCGATATGGCTACAGCATTATCTGGCAAAGATTACACTGTTACTAACGGTGCTGCGTCTTACGACGTTGATGCTGCTGGTGCGGTAACTGCTGGTGGTACGGCCGTGAATCTGGATTTAGATGGCAAACTGACTACTGATACAGAAAAAACTGTAACTACGACTTATCAAGAATTTGCCAACGGCAGCTTTATTGATGATAAAGGAGCTGCTCTCTATAAAGCAGCTGATGGTTCTATCACCACAGAAGCTCAGGGAGCGTCTGCGGCTACTCCTGACCCGTTGAAAGCGCTGGACGATGCTATTGCCTCTATCGATAAGTTCCGTTCTTCTCTGGGTGCAGTACAGAACCGTCTGAGCTCTGCTGTGACCAACCTTAACAACACTACCACTAACTTGTCTGAAGCGCAGTCCCGTATTCAGGATGCAGACTATGCGACCGAAGTGTCAAATATGTCTAAAGCGCAGATCATTCAGCAGGCTGGCAACTCCGTGTTGTCTAAAGCCAACCAGGTTCCTCAGCAGGTTCTTTCTCTGCTGCAAGGCTAA